TGCTACTTTGCCAATCAGTACCATCACCGACCATAAAATAATTGAGGGTTGGAGTAAGAGATGCTATATCACCAAGATCATTATCGTAAGCCTGGACATCACTACCAATAAAACTACCAGATACAGCACCGTCTATTGTAACCGCACCACCAACATGTAAAACGCCCTGAGTGAATAATCCCGCTGTTGTTGAAGCCCAACCAGTTGTCAATAGGTTATCATCTGCAAAGCTAAACTGACCTGAGTTAGACCTAAACACAACACCAGAACTTAAATCAAAATCAACATTAGTAGTAAATGCAGAATTAGACATATAGGTATGGCTATTTCCTGACCATAAAAGTATTGGATTTGTATTTGATTGAATTACTGAATAAGTCCCTTGGTCATACATAGACATATAATCTGCAAGTGTTGTGTCATAAGCATTAAACGATGCTTGAGCAGTTGAGTCTTTAACTGTGCTTACACCAGCAATTATTAAATCATTATCAGTTGTCAGTTCTCCTGCACCACTTCTATAAATACTAGAATCCTTTGATGATCCAAATAATATTCCATTAACCTTATCAGTATTATCAGCACCATATCCAAGCCATAATGCACCATCATCAGCACCCTCAATAATCATTCCATAATCACTTGTATGGCCTGTCTGATCCCTTATTTGAATACCATAACTATTAGCACCACCAACTGCATTTGATACATAAAGACCAACAACATTTCCCTCTAATCTAGGAGTTACTCCATCATTATCGTAAATCTGACGAACTGCATCAACTGAAAAACAACTACCATTGAAAGTGCCAGTATCACCAGCATTACTATCTGTCCAATTACATCTTGCCTGAACTGCCTCATAAAGAATACCAGAAGAAGTGGCGTGGCCATCCACTCTACCCTCTACACCAATCATATTTCCCTTAGAAGCTACATTATCCTCAGCCCAAGCCAAAAGACCTCCACCATGAGAAAATGTTTCTTCTCCTGTGCTTGTAATTCTAGCCGATACTGCAAAAGGTATTGTATCTTCTTGAAGATCAGCACTAAGATTAAAGTCAGACATAAAGTATATAGCATCGCTTACATCTCTAGTATCATTTACGGTTAATTGACCAGTTACCAATACATCTGTGCTAGTAGCTGTTAATTCAGATGAGCCATTGGTTGTCCAAGGAGTATAACTTGTTCCACCACCGCCCGTTGGTACTGTTGTCATACAAGTAGCATCATCGAAACAAAGTTCTGTTGTAGATGCAGTTCCAATCACTGATAAATTTCCCTGTACTTCTAATATTGCATCAGTTGTTGTTGTGGTACCACCTATTAATAACTGAGATACTGAACTCTTTAAACTTAACAGCTTTGAACTAAGATTATATGTCCAAAAATTAAAGTTTGGAGTGTCGGCATTTACACTATTAAATACAAGAAACGTACTGGCAAATACTACAAATAAAATTGTTAATATCTTAATCTTCAACATCTTTTGATAATGTATTATTTAAAAATGAATCCAAGCCGTTTGTTATTTCTCTTACGTTATCCTGTCCATTATTCGATAGTTGAGTTATTAATGCTGATATTGTCTTAATTATATATTTTGCACGCTTATCGTCTAGTCCATCCTTTTCTATTATTTTAGCTATTATACTATTAAGATTATCAATTATTGAACTCTTTATATCGTCTAGTGCTCCATCTATTGAATCAAACCTACCACCATCATTCTTCATTTTTATTATTTCAAGATTTCCAGCTATTGATTTAAATTCTTTAGAATAATCTATTCCACTCAATTTAGTTGAAATATCAACAACAACAACTTCAATAGCATTTAATATATTATATAATTCTGAAATCTTTTCTATTGTATCATTATTGTTTATTGTTTGTAGTTCAGATGAAAGATTCTTTATCTCTCCGATTATATTTGATTCACCATCAATATTATTTATGTCGTCTAATATCTTCAGTACTGGTTCAGTTAATAATGTCTTTTCTATTCTAGCTATCTCACTAATAATTCTTGATTCATTATCTTTACCGTTTATCGCTTCTAATAATTTAATTACTGGTTTGAATTGTAATGCTTTCTTTATTACTTTTATCTCCTTTATTGTATTCTTATCGCTTGGTAGTATCTTCTCTAGTCCGTTGAATCGTTTTATTAAGAATGATTCTATCTTTCTGAATGGTTCATCTGTGAATTTAACATTATCTATTTCTGGGTTAAACTCAGATTTTTTTATTATCTCTGGCATTAACATTTCATACACTGCCATGGCTATCTTCATTATATCTTCTTCATCAAATGATTGTGTTGGTTCCTGTGCTGCTCCCATTGACGGTCTAAACTTATAGTGACACACCTCGATACCATCTGAATCTGGCTGTATTACATCAATTAATTCTGTATGTCCAGCGTCAAGATAGTTAAGTATTTGAAGTCTATATCTTCCTTCTCCTAGATTTTCAGTCCAGTTATGGAGATATAATCCATTTGCTGCGTGTGTAAAATCAAGTTCTGTCACTACAGCAGAACCATCAACTTTATATATTGTTCCTCTTGGGAATATAGTTGTGTATGTATAATCTGGAGCCTGTGTGGCTAACAATAACTTTTCCCCTGGTTCTACTTTGTATTCAAGCATATTTTTTTAATTATCTTTAGCGAGAGGATAAACTTTTTATCCTCCCTAAAAAACAACTAGTCAGCTGCGATATATTCATCAACTGAAACAGTAACATCGGTATCAGATTCACGGATAAGACGTATATAAGCCTCATTACCGCCTTCGATAATAACATCACCATTCTCATTCTCAACTAAGTCCATTCCAGTACCAGCAGCAATAGTTGTGCTAGTAGCTGCGGTTTCATCAAGATTTCTAATTTTGAAGATAATCATATCTCCAGCGTTAGGAATCATTGTAGTCATAGTTGAAGTAGCAGGTAAGGTTAAAGTAACTGCTAACATTCCTGGAGTATAATCAAGTTGATTATAAGCAATTAACTGAGCTTCAGTTAATACACCAACGGCAGCATCAGTAGAACTTGCAATAATTGCACCACCTTGGGTAAATCTACTAACATCAGCATCTCCAGTAACAGCTAGATCATCTCCAACTGTTAATGAATAAATATCTACTACACACATATTAGCAGTGCCCTCTGTACCATCACAATAGTCTCCAGAAGCACCAATAAATTGTCCGCCTACGTTTTCACATTCGGCCTGTGTAGCATTAATGGTTACTACTCCGCCATCAGAGTTACTAACTGTTACGCTAGAACCCTGATAAGCGAAAGCAATACCACCAATCAATAATACAGCGACTAATACTCCAACAATAGGAGCAATGTTTTTCTTTAGGAAATCCATCATAGTATTAGCTAATTAAATTAATTATGAGCTGTATGCAGTACCATCACCCTTAGAACCTCTTGTAGCATACCAAGATTTCCAACCATTCCATGCACTAAACTTAATTTTAGTGTACATAGCGTCTTTGTCTTGATCGTCCCAAGAAGTGTAGCGAGGTCTTAACTCATAAGACATAGTAATCTTATGTTCTCCTCTACCTAATAGGAACCAAGAAGTATCTGAACCATCAACACCGTTAAGGTCAGTGATATCAGAACCAATGTAAGGGTTAACAAAAGTATCAACCTTACCAAGATAGAAGTTCAAATCATTATTTGGAGTACCAGAACGTTTCTGAGAACCAGTGATAATAACAGCTTCTTTCTCTTGAGCTTCCTGTACCTGCAAAAGTAAATTTGAGCCAACAGACAACTTTCGTCCACTGCCACCCTTTTGCTGTTTGATAGCAACCATTTCACCTTCTAAGTTACCTTCAGTAAGTGCGACTGAAGTAGCAGAAGCGTTAGCTTGTGCAGTTCCACCATCTGGTCTTGTATGATCTACTGAGAACAAAGGTTTTGCATCCCCGTAGAAAATGTTAGTGGAAGTGAAACCCTCAACAAAAGGCTGTGCAGCGAAAATGTTGATTGTTTCTATAGCAGCTTTACCAAGGTCTGTAGCATCATTCTTAATCTCACTGTACATTCCTCGATTGTAATATTCCTCTGTTGCTTCCATTTTCTCCTTGAAAATTTGATTAGAAGCTACAGTTTCATATCCTAACTGCCTGTCTGCAGAACTAGTTGCAGCACCTTCACCTGATTTGGAAATCAAGCGTGGTCCCCAACTGTCCTGGATTCTTGTGAACCCGCCATTTGATTCAATATTTAAAACTGAAGCGGCCCAGTCAGTTTGACCCTTAAAGCCTTCGTGCCAATTATGTTATCGTGATTTTTTTAATTTTCACTTCTGCATATTACTATGCAGTTCAGACTATATCATCCCTTTCGGGAGCGGAGCTCGTGGAAGCATTACTGTCCATATAGGACTCGGCTTCTAGTCGTTGCACCTTCAAAGACATTACTGTCTAAGCTTGGCTCAGGATTGTCCTATTTCTAAAATAGGAGTTTCCCTGAATTCACCGCCTTTTCTTAATGACCTGACTAAATCTTTAACAAATAAATATTCATTGTAATTAACCTTTCCGTGACATTTATTACATAAGGAGTTTATAAAGTCAAATTGTTAAGGGACTACACGTTAATCCAGTCTTGAATATTTGGTTCAAGAGCTCGAGCCCATCCTGTAGTTAAATGCATATGTTTCTATTAATCATTATAAATCTCTAGGGCTCTCACCATAACTCGTCTGTCAGCTGTATCTGGTGCAGAAGGGTCAGTTGCATCGTCACCTCCAATTCCTTCGACTAGCAAGAATTGTGCTGAGGTTGTAGATGCTGAACTCTCATCTAGTAATACTCCATTGGTAGCTGTTGAGATATCAATGTAGTATCCTGGTGATTTACTACCAGTAGTTGTAGCTGCATCATCGTCTAATTTTGCAGAGCAAACGACGTTTTCAGCAGGTATGTAAACAGCAGAAATTTTCTTATCTGTTACGTTATCAGAAGCAGCAGTGTAAGTATGTCCTGTGACAACAGAAGCCCAAGTACCATCAACATATGCAGAATTATTAGCAACGAGTTCAACTGGTAAGTTTAAATCACCATATTTTACCTCGAAACCAACTACATATCCTCCGATCTTTACGCTATTTGCGTCAGCGGCAAACCCAGCTTCACTACCCCCATTTTGAACTAGTGAACCGATCGCTAGAGATTGACTGTTCCCAACAACAATTCGTTGAGTACCAGGTAAGCTCATAGATCCATTCGCCATTCTTGTTGGACGAAATCCTGAAACTTGCATAATTTTTTCTATTAGTTAGTAACAGGTGTGTCCATATTACTTAGACTGTCTGTCTTGTAATTTTTGCCTATAAGCCTTTTCTCCTCCAGTGTAAAGTGAAGCAGCTATACTTTCGTCCTTATTAAGGGCTCTAGTAAGATGATTAACTTTTCCTGTTAGTTGGTTATTGGTTGGATTGGACCCACCTTCACCCGCTTCTACAACTGTTTCTTTTTTATCCTCCTTTTGTGGAGTCATACCCTTGTAAATGATATTAAAGTTTTTTATAACTTCTTTATCTGTTTCACCAAGATTCATACGGTTGGCTAATTTTCTGAACTCAATGTCAGTTTCACCATCCATATCAATATCATCAACAAACTCGTCGAAACACCTATTAACCCTATTAACGTAGTCATTCTTATTTTCCTCCTTACGCTTAGCTTCGTACTTCTTTTCAAAGTCGTTATCATCTAAGTCGTCATAATCATCGTCAACTGGTTTAACTGGTGGTACTTGATTATTAATTGGCACAAGTGGCTCTTTAATCTGAGAACGCAATTTGCCGACTTCTTCAGTTAGTTGAGTTGACTGAGTTGTCTTGTCATTTAACTTACTTTGAGTGTCTTTAAGCTCCTCTTGAGCTTGAGCTAATTGTTCCTCTACAGTCATATTTTCGGTTGATTTGTCGCCTGCAGTTCCCTGGGCTGGGTTAGGCGGAGTTGTCATCTCCTTTTTATCGCCCTGTTTGTTTATGTCCATATAGTTCTTCTATCGCCTTTTGGTATCGGGTAGTGGCTAACCCAAAGATCAAATGGGATTTATAAGTTAATTATTTAATTATTTCTTTTTATCAGCTGGTTTCTTTGCAGCTGGTTTCTTTTCCTTGCCTACTTTAATAACCTCATCTAAACGATAAGCTTTAACATTTGGTCCTTCGCCAAAGACAACGAATGTCTTATCAGCTTGGAGCACTGTTTGCTTCTCCCCAGATTTAAGGTTATTCAAATCTTGTTTTGAATACTCTTTCATAAATTTGTTATTTATCTTTTTTAACTTCTTCTTTTGATTCCTCCTTGGAATTGTTTAAAATATAGTTGATATTAATGTTTCCCGTATTAACACCAAGTACTGTTGCGACTAGCTTAGATACCTCAGTACAATCTTTAATGGTTAGTTGCCTTTCCTTATAAAGCTCTACGACCTCCATAGCTACTTCATTAAGCATCTTATTCCATTCGTCATACTTTCTTTTATCTTCTGCCTTTAGTTCGTCTTGTGTTTGTTGAGTAATGTCCATTTGTTTTTAGTTTATGAATCTTTAATATCAGATGCATCAGATCCCTCAGCTTCGGTTAGATCTACTTCTGGTACGTCTGAATTTTTTTGTACTTCTTTAAAGTCAACATCCTTAATTCCACTCCAATCCATTGTTCTTTCTTTCTTCTTTGCAGTTAAGTCCTTTAAGTATTTGACATCTTGCTTTCTCAATTTACCACCCTCATCGGTTTCAACTACATATCCGTACTTATCAAGTATGTATGAAACGTCTGCTGAGTTATCTATTCTTACTACCTCTCCTACTATTAGATTGTAGATTCTTTCATCTCTTTTATTATTTCCGATTGATAATCCCATAATATGCGGGTAACTATCGGCTGTAAATGAGTCATCAAAAAAAGTTGATTTGTGTGCTTTATACTTTCCGTTATAGAAGTAAACCCACACCTTTTGACCTTCTGGTATTACAATACCAAGTGACCTTGCTTTTTGTGCTTCTTCTTTGTCATTTGGATTTGATAATGTCTCTAGTTTAACTAGTACACCATTATCTTTGTACCATTGGATCATTGATTGTTTGTCGATTCTAAGTTTTGAAGGTTTACCTATATTCTTTACATATCTTATTCTGGTATCGACTGAAGCCAAATCATCAACAAAATCTTCACTGTCTTCTGGTTTACCAAATACTTCCTCTAGTGGATCTTTCTCATCATTTGTTGTTGTTTCTTTGTTTTCGTTTTCCATAGGTTTAAGTTAAAAATAATTCTTGTAAGTCTTTTTTAAGTTTAATTTTTTTCGCATCAATTTCCTCTACCTTGTCCCAGTTCTTTAATACCTCTGGAGCTGCGTCCATACTTAATAAAGTGTCCTGGTTATCTAGCATCCGACCTTTTAAGTTTTCACGATCTGCGTCAGTTTTGGCATTGAAATACGCCATATAGCTCCTTGAATACTTTCCTTTAAATAATTCAGTAATATCTGGATCACTTGCCATTCTACTATATATGATATACCTCTTTTTCTTTCCTTGAGATTTCCTTACGTCGTAAGTATATACCATCTCCCAAAGGACATCTCTTATATTCCTTTTATCAAATAGTAGTTTAAGTTCATCAAGTTCTTTCTTGTGTTGTTTATCAATTTCAAGTTTTTTTTGTTTAGCGTATTTATTTGTTAACCATTCTAAAATCATAGAGGGTTGTTAGTTATTAGTTTATTTAAGTCTGGTGTGGCCTGTGAGCCTCCCTGTGGTACCTTTCCATCTATTCCTCCACCTCCAAGTGCTTCTGGTAATCCTTCTTGTTGCTGTTGTCCAGCTCCAATTAGTTCTTCTGAAAATTCACCAAGTATATCTTTATTATTCTCTATATCAATCTTCTTAACAACCTCTGGATCAAATATTTGAGGAAGACTATACATCTGAGCAAGTTTTTGATTAAGGAACGCTTTCTTAAGTGAGTTACTACTTTCAATCGCTGGAGCTACCTTAGCTTCTACAGTAAACTTGTACTCATTAAACATCTCTGGTGCAAATGCTACTATCTCAACTGGTCCATCGTAATCTTTCATTCCTTCTGCTTTTAATTCACTTGAGAATCCAAGTTCATTTCTCTCTGGCAACTTATTCTTACTTGTTATTCTGATTACCTTTGTTCCAACCTTGTTATCTCTTAGTTTTGAGTTTTGGACAAAGAACTCGTTAAAGTCTTTCCTTTTAAAGTATTTATCTATAATTAAATAACCAGTAAGTTTATATTCCTCTATTAAAGAGTCTGTAAGCATTGTATTAAATAGTCCGAACATCTTCTGAGCCGCTTCCTGTGTCCTCTCAACCTCAGTAGCAGTTGGATTACCAGCACTGATCTTACCTGCAGAGTTATTATCAAGAGATGCAAATGTATTTCTATCTTGAAGCTCCTTTAGGACTCTAAATGCTGTCATATCCATTGGCTTGATATCAAGCTCCTTAATCTGATTAACATCGGTAACTTCTGTGAATACACCTGGTGCAATATAGTCATCAACGATTTCATTTACTCCACCTACTAAGATTGGTCTCATAACATCAATCATTGTCTTATCGAACATCGCATTAAACATATAATCAATAGCCTCCTGATTAGAAGCCATAATCATAGCGAGTGAACGACCGTCAAAGAAGTCTGGTGAGTATGGTTCAAATGATGTCTTTGTAAATGGAATTGTTCCACCAGGACTAATAGATGTTAATTTATTGTCTGGTTTAGTAATAAGTATTCCATTAGCTACTATAAGGTACTCATTTGAAACCTCATCATACCATAGGAACTCCTCAACCTGTTCTTCTCTTAAGTCCATTGATACATCGAAGTAAGTAGTGTTATCGCTTCTTACTTGACCAGCTGACTTAACCTTATCAATATCAATAAATCCTTTTCCATCTCTATTGTCTTTCCAATTCTGGAAACTCCATACCTTACGCCAAATACATCTATGAATATCCTTCATAAAGAATGTATCAAGACGTTCTGGATAGAATTCTTCTCTCTTAACGAATTGAATGTCCATTCCTTCAAAGAATGATGTTGCCTTATAACCAATGTATTTAATTACTGTTGGTTTTCTTAACGCACCTAAGGCCGTGAACAGTTGGTCAATGTGTCCATTTCTCTCTTGGGTAAAAATATACTTACCAAAAGCATCCATTACCCTAGACATAAATACAGAATTTCTATTCCTATTGAATCTAGATTGATATTCTACAATCCACTTTTGAGCAATAGCATTAGCTAACACCGCCATTAGTTTAGAGTGAAGTGTTATATCAGATACATTTGCCTGCCAAGGCTCTTTCCAATTTGGTTTTATTCGATAGTTATCAACCATCTTATCAGAATAGTCGATTACTTCTATTAATGTTCTCTCACTTCCATCAGTATTAATACCGAAGTGTGGGAAAGTTGTTTGTTGGTTTCTACTCCACGCAGTAAAGTATTCACTAATTCTAGCAACTATTTCAGTTTCCTTTTTACCCTGTGGAGCAATTTTCTGGTTTTCTTCTTTCTTCTTTTCGGTAATTAAAGACATAAGTGTTTATATTAATCTAAATATGTAATGGTTCTGAGGATGGTTCATCAAGATCCCTGATGTTGAATACTACGCAATCTGTTTTTAAGAAGTTGATAGCAACTGATGATGCATTTCTTAGGGCTGTTATAGGAACTAGTACTGGGTCTATTATACCAGCTTCGATAAGGTCTTCTACTTCTTCGGTTGCAGCGTTAAATCCTATTGTACCACCAACCTGTTTAAGAATCTTATTAACCTTTCTTCTTTTGTTAATATCTATATTCTTAAGCAATCGTACGAATGGTTCAATACAAGCCTTTTTAACCACTCCATCTGGAATCCAGTCAGAGGCATTGATAAGTCCTATCTCTCCACCTGGAATAATACCACCCCTTAATGCTACCTTAGTAGCTTCAACAGCATCCTCTATTCTATATTTCTTTTCACGTATCTCTGACTTAGTGTTTCCACCAACCCTTAATACTGAAATTTTATTCCTTAGTTTACTAATACGAAGTTCAAGACCTTTCTTATCTTGTGATGTTTTAATCTCCTCAGACAATAGTTTGATTCTATTCTCAACATCTTCCTTATCTCCCTTTCCACCAACTACAGTAGTATTGTCCTTTGATGATAATACCTTAGTACATCTTCCTAAATCACTATGAGCCATATCAGCAATCTTTAAATTCAAGTCTCGTGACATAAACTTACCACCAGTAAGCAACGCAAGGTCATCAAGGAACTTCTTCTTATCGTGATTATTATACGGAGCTTCTATTAATGCACATTTGAAATGTCCCCTTAAATGATTTGTTAAGAAACCACTTAGTGCTTCACCAGAAACCTTATCAGCGATAATAACGAATGAAATTACATTTCCATTATTCTCTGCTCTTAAGTCTTGAAGCATTTTAACAAATGGTGCAAATGATGTTAGCTCTAAATCTGAGATAAAAATGTACGGGTCATCAAGTTCACAGCGTTGTCTATCGTAGTTAGTTACAAAGTATGGTGATGCTATTCCACTCTCGAATCTCATACCCTCTACTTCTTCTTCATATGTTTTCATTGTTCCACTATCCTCAGTGATAATAACTCCGTCTTCACCAATCTTATTATATATACCACCAATTAATTCTCCAAGCTCTTTATTATTAGCTGAAATTGTAGCTACATCAATTATATCCTTCTCGGTTTTTATTTTCTTAGCCTCTAGTTGTAGATTCTCAACAACAAATTCTACGTCCCTTTGAATCTCCCTTGCTAAGTCATCAACTCTCATTCCACTATCTATACTCTCAATGCCAAAATTAATTAAAGCATTTACTAATATTGTAGATAGGGTGGTTCCGTCTCCAACCTCATCACAGGTATTACTTGCTACTTCCTTAACCATCTCCGCACCAAGACTTTCGTAACGATCATCAAAGTCAATATGCTTGGCTACGGTTACACCATCTTTGGTATAAACATTTCCCATATTCCTTTTAATGATAACGTTCTTTCCGTTCGGTCCAAGTGTTGAAGCAACGGCTTCAGCCAAATTGTTAATACCAGGTACTATCAATTTTTTAATCTCATCTTTGAATGTTAACTTCCTAAACGAAGGGGAAGGTGTTCTTACGAGTTCTTGTTTTGACATAGTGTTTGTTATTAGTTTGTTTCTCTACCAAATATGAAGTCGTGTCTTAGGAAGTATGCTCCTGTTGGAGTTCCATCACTTGAGACACAGTTTGAATCCACTTCATTATAATAAATTAAATCTCCCTTTTTTAAATCTAGCTTTATAATCTTCTTACCATTTCCTACTGAAAGTACCTTACCTTTTGATAGGAGTGATTGTTGGCTTCCTGGAATAATTATTCCTCCAACCTCCTCGTCCTTCTTCCCTAGTTTTTCAATGGTGATGTAATCACCGACTGCTTGAATTTTCATAAGTTTGTCTAAGTTTATAATCCTTGTATTATTTTTCTACGTTTTTGTTCTCTTGTGGTTGTAAATAGTTTGTTTGGATATGCTATAACAAGTCGTCCTGCGTTTTCTACAAAATGATCATCTACATCTGCTCGCTTCTCTGGATTCTTTGGATCTTTATGGTATCTAAGAAACTCCCATATTGATCTTGGCACTCTATTCTTTATAAAGAAAATATTAGGTTCTATTGTTCCTCTTAGTTCTTGCTTAAGTAAATCATCAGCCCTCTCTCTATCTTTAGTGGCTGGCATACAAATTATGCCGTGGCTCTTAAAGTCATTTACCCAAGAAGTATTTCCTCTAAGCTTATCCTCAATCAGTGCAGACCTATCAATCAAACCAATTCGCTTCATTGTATTTGCTCCGAGTCTTTCAAAGTAATCCATCTTCTCATTAATCTCCTTTGAAATAAGTGCAGTGTCAACGCCTTTCCAAATCTCATCTATAAATACTCTACGACCATCAGGTAGTATCGCCATAAATAGAACTGCTGTATTTGTAACTGGATGCGGATCGATTGCGAATGTTACTCTCCAAGTCTTCTTATGTATATTAACAACTAATTCCTCTAATGTAATGTCCTTAACGTTTTTCTCTCTGGAGAACTCCTTAAATATTGTACCACCTAGATGCATGAACTTACCATCAACACGGGCTTCACGTTCTTCTGGTGTATAGGTCTCAATCATTCTTTCTACTGTGGATCTCTTTAAGAATCCTCTAGTCTTTTCTCCTTCTACGTTATCCCATACGGTAATGAATGTATAAGTGGCAACTGTTTGTTCTGGGTCTTCAACAAATCTGTCAAACAAATAAGCTGCTCCAGACAAAGGTGTGAAGAAAGCACATTGTACTCCACCTTCACCAACACGAAGACGAGACAGACAGGCATTAAAGATTAATTCTGGTGGCGGCTCATCAAGAAGCACCATTCCTAAATCGACAGACTCAAACTCTTTTGGGTCCTGCTCGTAAGAAAGAATGTCTAGTTCAAATCCTGTTTCTGGGAAAACAAACTTAGAATAGTATGATTTCTTTTCCTTAGTAGCCTTGTATGTACCCTTAGGTAGCCATTTAATCAGTTCTGGGACTGTTTTCTCTGATATAGTAGTCGGATCAGACACGATTCTAAGTCTTTTTAGATATGGCCAGTTCTTATAGATTCCGAAATCAAAATAAGGACTTTTCTCCTTACTTACTACATTTGCTATTACATTGGCCAGTGTGCACGAATTACCAGTGACTACCCAATCATATGATATGTAACAATGTTTTGAATGTGCAACTTCAATATTAAATGTTTCGTATTTACCAAGTTCTTCTATATTTTTAATTATTCTATTTGTATAATCAACTGACTTTTTTGCATCAACCTGTTTTCTTTCAATTTCTAATGGTAATTTAAAATTCAATCTCCAATAAACTCCATATACTTTGCTTATAAATCTTCCATATAACTTAGCATCTCTTTCACTTACGGTTGCCTTGCCTCCAAGAGACTTAATTAAAAAAGCAAAACCATCTGATAATTTTTTAGATTTAGAAACATATCCATTTATAGTTCCATCAGTATCAATTAACCCTGCCAATAATTGCTTTCTATCATCTACACCTGCTACTAAATATTCCCTAGGGATAAACTTAGTTCCAGACCTTGTTCCAAATAAATTTAATTTTCTTATTAATTTTGAAAATTCATTATGTTTATATTTATTTATTGATTGGATTCTAAATTGTATTTCTGTATTTTTAGCTTGTTTTAAATAACAGCCATATTGTTTTAATAATTTATTTACTTTATTTACTACATTTTTATCTTCATTTGTGAAACTAAACCCCCTTCTGCATATACAACCATCTCCTAATAAAGCTCCAATAAGATATGGATGAATAGGAAGTTTATTATTTTTAAACTCAACTAAGCTTGGTTGGATTAATCTTGTTTTTTTAGATAAAGATACATCACCACGATTACGTATATCAATTAACTTTCTCTTAACTGTTTTAGTTTTCTTTTCTATTCCATGTGTTACATAGGTTTTACCACTTCTATATCTAACTGGAAATTCATGTTCATCTGTTGCTTCAACAAAACCACCATCATTAAAATTAATTCTATAAACAATCTTTTTACCAACAGAGTTTTTATTAGTAACAAATGTCGGTTCTGATAAACCAGTTTCATAGTCAACGCCAATAACTTCATCTCCAATAACAATGTCTTTCATTTCTTTCCAAGAACCATCTGCCATTAATATTGGTGCGTGTCCAGGTTGGCACTTAGAGCTTCCATTACCTCCTATAAACATATGGATTCTCTTATCCTCAACTACATTACCTAGGTTTTTAACGAACTCCTCTGCTTTAATATTGGGAACATAGAACAAGTAGGGGTTATCCTTCTTGTACTGGTTCATCTTTTGGAGCATCTCCTCCTTCTCCTTGCTCCACAATTCGTTTTTCTTCTTTGAGTCGCTCATGTACTTGGTTAAATTCTTCAATGTTTAAATTTAAGTTTACATTTGGCTTATCATCTATACCAAGTTCAATATCATTTAGCTGTTTCACTCCACGGATTACCTCATCGTTAGTGAATGTCTCTGGTTTGGTCTTAACCCTACAATCAAGTTCGTCCATTAGGTCATTCTTAATCTCCTTGGCATGATCTTTGGTCTCTTTGATTATCCTGCTGGTATCTACAACGGCTTCACGGGTAATTAATGAAACATTTTTCTTCTGTTCTCTACATATATCGCTATCTTCAACCATATTATCGTATTCTGCAGAGTTCTTTATCCTTAATATGGTTGATACGGAAACTATAATCCCTAATTGCTGGGCTACATATTTCTTAATTTCTCGTGTTCCTATTCTCGGAAATGTTTTTACTAATTGTTTTATGAAGACTGATACCTCAACCTTGTTATCAGAGTAGTTATCTAAGTTTTTTTCTGTTCTTTTGCTCATATTTAGAAGTTTAGTTCAGTGCCTAGGGACAACAACAACCCTCGACACTAGACTAACATTCCAAATTTTACTCTCTGCTCCCAAGTCTATGAGTTGGAAGCGTTTATACCTCGCCGATAAAATCGGAAGCAGAGGGTATTATTCATTCAATTTAAGCCAAAG